GTTCGAGCTTCCCATGCTCGTTTGCAGATGGAAAACACTCTTCGGGAGTGTAGTTGGACATCACAATAACTGGGAGGATATCACGTTTCGTTATAGGACTCATCCCACGTCGAGAGAGAGTAGTCGGATCTCCTGAGAGAATCGGATTCAATTCGGTGATCATTTTTTGTGAGCGGAATTCATCGAGCACTATTAAATCATACTGCCCGTCACCATACAAATCCCACCATCGTTCGTCTTTAGGCCAACGATAGATGCTCAGAGAGTAAATCTCCTCCATCATCGTCACTAAGGTGGTCTTTCCGATCCCCCCCGGCCCCTGGATCCAGAGCTGCTTCTGCCGGTGTTTCCTCTTCTGTCGAAGATTCGTCGTCAGCCAGGAAGCAATCTCGTTGTTCCATGCGTTGAAGTAACCGGGCGCAGGCACGACAAATACCTTTTGAGCTTGGGCCTTGGCAAACTTCAAGCGTCGCTCTCGCTCTTGCCGCCAGGCTACGTAGTCGCGGACTTGCTTTCCGTGAAGCAGCATGAAGTCCTTGTTGTTCTCCATCACATCTTCCACCGGGGCTTCGTCGAATTCTTTTACGATCAGTGCTGCTCGAGAGTTCTTCTTCTCTTTGCTTAGCTTCAAGAATTCCTTCAAGTCGAATGATTTCTCGTTTAGCGGCAAGAAGTTCCCCTCCTTCATCACATAATCGAAAGCTTTCAGCATCCCCCCTGTGAAACGGCCCTGGATGTTGGGATGATGAGGCGGGTCGACTAATTTGTCGAATAGTCCTTTGTCTCTGGAGGTTACCTGTTGAAGTAGACATATCGCTGCGTGCAGATGAAGACCTCCGTCTTTATGTTTCTCTTGACTAACAACTCCTTTCTCTAAGTTGGAACCAAAAAACTTTTCAATGTTATCCCTGAAGTCCTTCAAAGGATAATTACACTGAGAAAAAGTTAAAAAAACGTTTTTAGAATGAAATCTAAAATTATTTTTAGAAGACATGTTTTAATTTATTTTATAAAAATAAAAAAAGAAAAAGAAATATTTCAGCATATTTTATATATGTTGTTCTCTTCTCTAATACACTCTAAATTATTTGATTGGTTGTTATGGTTACCATAAGGTCCAATCGTTTCACTCGCGCTTTCTGACAACCGGATTTCCGTTTTCACTGAAAGCTTCGCTGAATTCCCGTATTTCCGCTTTTTAGCTGAAGATAGCCTAGCCATAGCATTAAAAAAATCGGGCTCGGCTGCTCTTTGTTATGGGCCGGAATAGGCGCGAAGCGCCCCGGCACATAGCCCCCTGGAGCTGGTGAGGGGACCGGAAGGCCTGTTATAATTGATTTGTTTGAAGGTGTTTATTTAATCGACATAACGAAGACGGGCAGTTGAGTTTCCGCGGATTTGCCAGTACTCATCCCCCGTTGTTGGGGCTCTGATGATGAGGTAAAGGGCGCCAGTGGAGATGTTCGCTGTGGTGACAGGATTTGCTGTTCCGGAGAAGTTTGTCATTCTGTTTCCAAGCTTGATATATTTGTGCCAACGCATGCGGGTGTCGGAGATGATGGATAGTCCGGCGGTCTGTGGGTTGTTTCCAGCAGTGGTGTTGACCATCGAAGGGTTGATATAGCTGTCGGCAAGGACTTTGAAGCGGAACATGTTATCGTATCGGAGATGGTCCATAATAGACGCACTTTCCACTCCTGCCTGGTCAGTATGGCCGAAGATTGTGTCAAAGTTTGGGATCGTCCCGTTGTTGGGTTGCTTGTCCCAGACTACGGTGCATCGCACCCACGTGGCGACTGTTTGGGCGGAGTCTGTGGCTGTGTTCGATGTGAGCCAGTCAAGTTCGAGGTCGAGTTCGACGGATTTGTTCCAGATATAGCGACCGATCCTGTTCCATGATCCAACTCCTTCTTGCACTCCATTCAGTAGCCAGATCCCTGCGTTTGATCCATTGGAGCTTCCAATTGGAGTGTTCGTGAATGACACGTCACATCCCTTCTTCTCCTTTCGCATGACGCCCCGGCGTTTGTTGAAGTACGCTCTCCGGTAACGGGTTTGTGCATACCTCCGGGTTCCACGTCCATACGTGGCACGTCGTTTCAAAGTTGTTCTTTGGCTTCTCCTATATGCCATTATATATAAGTTTTGGACTTAGTAAAAATTGAGATTAAGATTTAGGAAAAAAAGTTTTTTTTGAAAAAAAAAATATCTGGCGAGCGCTAAACAGCCGCGACACTGAGCGGCGCCTAATATTACTAGCGCTAGCCAGTGTCACTAGTGTCAACTTGTGACTTATAGCGTTTACGCTAATTTCCTTTTTTAATATACTTTATTAAATATTTCTGGCTGCAAGCATTGCAGCGCGACTCGAACGTGAGATTTTATCAAAGTAGTGAGGGTCGTTATTCCTCTCAAAGTCGGCAGACGTATAAGGAATCCCTGCCACACTCTTCCTTAAGAGTGGTTCGATTGGATAGGGACTTTGGGCAGGAGGCCCAATGGGCACGGGCCATTCGATTGAGGCAATTGGCAATCCAACCGATTCTGTGGAGCACAGAGTGTCATCATCATCAACCAAGACTTCATACTCTGGTGGAGTTTCAGGGAAGATCTCAGAGTAGTCATCAGTCAAATTCCTGATAGGACCAAGTGGAGGCGGAAAATCGTCTTCGTTGGGCCAGTCAAAGGTCGTCGAGCAACTGGTTGCAAAATCTTCAGTCTCTCTACCTTCAATGACGCGAATCGGACCTTCGCACTTTACCACTTTGATTCTATCAAGCAATGGTTCGAGCTTCCCATGCTCGTTTGCAGATGGAAAACACTCTTCGGGAGTGTAGTTGGACATCACAATAACTGGGAGGATATCACGTTTCGTTATAGGACTCATCCCACGTCGAGAGAGAGT